AATTTCAAGCTATGGGCCGCAGGAAGTTACCGCTTCACCGAAACCGCCGAGGGGATTTGCGACAGCGCCTTCCGCAAGTACAAGCTAACCAGCCGCCAAGCGGTGAAGCTGTGGGGAGACAAAGCCCCGGAAATCTGCCGCACCGAAGTGGAGGCAAACAAGCACACCACCCAGCACGAATTCATTCACGCCATCTGCCCGCGGGAGCCCAAGGACCGCAACCCCGCCGGAGGGCCGTATGGAATGCCGGTGGCCTCCTACCAGATTCACCGCGCATCGAAGACGATCGTGGAGGAAAGCGGTTTCCCATCCATGCCTGTCTTTGTCAGCAGATGGCTGCGCTGGCATGATGAAAGCGTGTGGGGAATCAGCCCCGCTCTCATCGCCATCAACGAGATCGAGGGTGTAAACAAGCTCGACCGCATTCTCCTCGCCAAGGCCCAGCTTGAGGTGGAGCCGCGGATCATCGCCAAGACTGGAGCGGTGGGGCACATCGACCTCACCGCCGGGGGAGTGACTCAGGTGCGCGACATGGGAGACGCGCCGCAGGCATGGGCCGACGCGCCATCCTCCCACGGGATCAGCATGGACCTCGTGAAGCGCCGGGAGGACTTTATCCGCCGAGTGTTCCACTCCCAACTTTTCGAGGCCCTCACTGGCATCGACAGAGAAATGACGGCCACCGAGGTAATGGCACGGCAACGCGAGCAGGTGGGGCAGATCAGCCCCGCATTTACACTCCTCACCACGGAATTCCTGAACCCCCTCCTTGAAGCGGTTTTTCAACGCCTCGTCATTGCTGGCAGTTTCGGCCCGCTACCCATCGACGCCATCACGGAAACGCCATCAGGCCCCCAGATTCTATTTCCAACGACCGTCCACACATCGCGCCTGTCGTTTGCCATCGACTCCCTCAACTCCGACGCCCTCCTCTCGACCGTCAACGAACTCGCCCCGCTCATTGCCGCCCAGCCAGAAATCCTCGACAACTGGAACCTCGACACCGCCAGCCGCGAAATCGGCAGAGGCCGCGGCGTGCCGGCTGAATGGATTCGCCCCGACGAAGAGGTCGCCGCCATGCGTGATGGCCGCGCACAGCAGGCGCAGCAGGCGCAGGCGATGGAGTTTGCCGCCAAGCAGCCAGAACTCGCCACACAAGCCGCCGCCGTTCTCTGATGATCACACAAGCCCTCACTCCCCTCGAAACACTCATCGACGCCGCCGTCACCTATCCCGCCTTTGCCGACGCAGCCCGCGCCGCATTCTCAGGCCGCGCAGGCGAAGACGTACTCGCTGCCCTCACTGCGGTTGCCCACCCGCTTTTCCCGCCGGAGGGGCGCACGCCGGAAGCCGTCGCCCGGGAAATCGGACGCCGCGAGGTGGTCGCACTCCTTCTCAGAGCATCAGGCAACATCTCACCAACCCAATCCAATGCCAGACGAACCAGCCCCAGCACCACAGGATCCGCAGATCAGCCCATCCAGCCAACCGCGCCAGCCCCGGAAACGAGCGCGAGTGCAACGATTGCCGACGCCCTCCGAGCAGACCGCGCTCTCCGCGCCGCCCTTGCCAAAAGCGGAGCCGACCCCTACGCCGACGCCAGCACGCCCGCCGACAATGCAGGAAGCCGTTGAAGCCGCCCTCGCCGCAGGCATTCAGCCCCACCCTGTCACCGGCTGGAAGCGTGCCGCTTTCGTGAACTTCGTGATTTCCCAATTCAGCCCCGAACACGGACACAACCTCCTCCGAAACTGGAACCTGCCCGCCATCCTCTCCAACCCTGAAACCGCATGATTGACACAGCACCACCACCCGCCGCTCCACCCTCGACGCCACCGCCCGCAGCGCCCACAACGCCTCCGCCGGACACCACGCCGCCGCCCTCGCAACCATGGCACGCTTCACTCTTTGCCGACGACTCCGGCCGGTTCGCGTCCGACTGGACACAGAAACTCCCCGACTCCCTTGCCGAGTACCGGGCGATGGCCGCACAATACCCGGACCTCCCGACATTCTTCAAGAGCCACCGGGACAACATGGCGGCCGCCCGCGCCAAGGGCCTCAAACTCCCCGGCGAGAACGCCACGCCGGAGGAGCGGACAGCGTTTCAAGCGGAACTCCGCAAAGTGAGGGGAGCGCCGGAAACGCCAGACGCCTACGACATCCCCAAGCCGGAAGGATTGCCGGACACGCTCGACTGGAAACAGGCCACCGCCGAGTTCCGCACGCTCGCGCATGAGATCGGGCTTACGCCGAAAGAGGCGGAGCGAATCGCACAGTTTGACCTCCAGCGCCAGAAGGCCGCAGGCGAAGCCATGCAGGCCCAGAAAGCGCAGATCATTGCAGAGGAGCAGGCCGCCATGAAGGCCCGGTGGGGAGACAACGCAGGGCAGGTACTCCGGCAGGCCCAGCACGCCGCCGCCGAATACCTCCCGCCGGAGAGCTTCGATCCGACCAGTGATTCCTTCTTGGGGATTGCCGCCGTCGAAGCAATCGCCAAGCTGGCAGCAAAGAGCCAGCCAGCCGGACACATCGCCGCACCGGCCTCGATGAACCTCACCGGCGAAGACCTCGCCCGGGACATCATGACCAACCCGGCCCACCCGGATTACAAGGCCTACAACGACGCCAGCCACCCCCAAAGCGCGGCGGTTCGCGCAAAGGTTGCGGACTTGTGGAAACGCAGTAAATAGGGACGCGGCATGGTGCCGGCGGAGAACGCCGGACGGGACCAGACGACCCTCATGAAACACCGCACAGAACCCGGGCAGGCCGCTTCACCTGTCCGGGTTTTCTGTTTGACGCCGCCGCCGCTCGCGCCACACTGACGCCGCCGAAATAGATTCGGGGGAGAGCCCCGACGCCGTAGGCAGTGCGGTTGTTGAACATCGGCAGGAAACCCCATCGGGACGGCCCCGGTGGGGTTTTTGCGTCTGGAGGATTCACTTGCAAAGACGCGCAACCGCGCAATCAATACGCATCACCGGCCCGCACGCAGCGGCCTACCGGGCACCAGCGCCCCACCCCAGCCCGCACTCGCGGCCTACTGAGAACGGCGAGGAACACCAAACCTCACTTCTCCAAATGTCCGATTTTTCCGCATCCTTTGATATTCCGGCGCACTTCAAACGCGCCTTCTCCACCCAGTGGGAACACGTCCTCCAGCAAACCAACAACAAGTTTTCCGCCGCTGGCATGGTGGAAGGCGACTGGAACGCAAAAGACTATATCTGGCAAGACATGGACACGGTGGCAGGCCGTGACGTGACCGGTCAGCGCCTTGGCGACACCAACCCGCAGGAAATCACCGGGGGCAATCGCCGCGGCAGCCAGAAGGAATTCGACATCCCTGTCATTCGTGACCGCTGGGATAACAAATGGCTCGACAAGCAGGCCCTTCCCGACGGCGAGGTTGTGACTGCCATGAAGGCCGCGGCCAACCGCTGGCTTGACGACGTGTTTATCGAAGCCGCTGGCGCGACCGTGTTCGGTGGCGCTGACCCATACGTGACCCCCATCACATTCCCGGCTGGTCAGCAGGTCGGCGCAGCGTTCGGGCCATCCGGCGCTCTGCAATCCACAATGACCCCGTGGAAAATCCTTGAAGCCACCCGCCGACTTGAGGCCGCGGACATTGACCCAACCGCCGAAGAGCTTTATCTGGCAATCAGCCCGCAGCAAAAATATGACCTTGTCCGTTTTGTTGCCGATGCGCCAAACGACATGTGGGCGAAGGTTGTTGGCGAATGGCTCACCCGAGACGCTACCGGGGTCCCAGCGAAGCTCATGGGCTATAACGTCATTATGACCAACCGTCTGCCAACCTCCACCGGCACCACTGATATCCGACTGTGCTACGCCTTCACCAAACGCGCCTTTAAGGTAAGTCCGGTGACGCAAGAGCTGACGATTGACCGCCTACCAACAAAGCGGAACGCGCTCCAGTTCTTCAGCCACCTGGCATTCGGAGCCCTCCGGGTGCGTGACCGCGGCGTTGTGCAAATCGCGTGCGACGAGGTTATCTAATCCCTGACGCACCCCAACCCCAACCCCTGACCTTCAACCATCATGGCTAACGGACTCTCCAACATCGCAGCCGCGCAGGCCGCGCCATCCCGCACTGGCACCATTCCCGGTCCACTCCTTGCGTCCCCTGTCAAACAGGCCCGCTTCCTCGTCACTGGCAACGGAACCGAGATTGCGACTGAGTGGCACGTTCTGGGACGGCTTCCAGAATCCGGGTATCAGATCATCCCGGAACTCTCCCGCATTCGGCAGGTTGCCGGGGCCTGGTCCATCGTTGCGACCATTCAGCGGCAGAACGCCGCGGGCACCGTTACGGCTCTCACCAACGCCGTCACCACCAATAACGGAGCCGTCGCCGCGGCATGGGCCGGAGCCAACAACACGGAGCCGCCAACCCTCGACAGCACGGACACCCTCCGCCTGTTGCTTTCGACAGGCGGAACCTTCCCGGTGCCGACCTCCGCGAGCTTCATCGTGGAGCTGGCTTATAAGACGGTCGAAGCGTAACCGCACCTCCCCACGGGGGAGAGTCCTTAATCGGGCTCTCCCCTTTTTTGCACCATGACCACCGCCACGACCACCGAACTCTGCAACGTCGCCCTTGGTCACATCGGCCAGGCGAGAATTGCCGACATTGGCGAACGCTCCCCAGCCGCCGAACACTGTCGGCGCATGTTCGACCATGTACGCAGGCTGTGTCTCCGGGATCATGACTGGAATTTTGCCGTTGGCCGCGAATCACTGACAGCCCTCAGCACGCCGCCGCCGTTTGGATTCTCCGCCGCTTACCAACTGCCCGCCGACTGTCTCCGGGTGCTGGCAATCAACGGACAGCCCGCAGGCGTGCGAGGCACGCAGTGGGAGGTGGAGGGCCGCACCGTCCTAATCAACGCCGACGTTGCCCACCTCCGCTATATCCGGGACGCCGACGACGTCACCCAGTGGGATTCGATTTTCCAATCCTACTTCTCCTATCGACTCGCCGCCGCCGTCGCCCCATCATTTAGGATTGATCCGCAGGCAGGGTTGCAGCTTGAGCAGATGGCCGCGGCCGTCCGCGCATCCGCGCAGGAAGCGGACAACGTGGAGACGGCCCCGCGGGTGACGAGGCTGGACCAGTCCGAAATCATTCAGGAACGCGGCAGCCGATGGCCATCCGGCACCGCGGGCACCGGCACCGGCAACACTGGAGGATCCTCGATCGGCTGGAGCCGGATTGCCGTTTCTGGTCAATCCACCGT